CTGGTCAGCGGTCAGCAGCTTGCCGACAGCAATGTTGCCGTATTCGTTGCCGTTGAATCGATTTGCTGCTGGAGGCCCGTTGCGCTGGAAAAAGTAGGCTGGGTAGTTGCCGTAGTTGCCTGTGCCTTGGTCGGTGGCAGAGGATGCAACCTGAGTGCCATTGATGCGAAGGATTGATTGATCGCCGCTGATGTTGCCTATACCAGTAAGCAAATCTGTAATTGGAGCGTTATAGCCAGTGGATGGCCCCGCATCACTTGCTGAAGTCCCTTTAGACCTAAAAAAGTAACCACCTGAAGTTTGTGTCTGTAACTGAAATACACCATTATTGAGCGCAGTGCTAGCACTCAACTCCGTAATCATCCCGGCCACCGCATCACTCAGCTTCCGCACCCCAGCGCACAGGGTCACCTTGTCCGTGGCGGTGAAGTCAATGCTGTTGGTTTGCAGGAAGTCGTCCACCCCGTCTGCTTTGAGATAGCCGGGGAAGCCGTTGGTGTCGTAGTCGCTGCTGGTGTTCACCCGCTGATAGAGCGGCATGGTTCCAGTGGCTTGGTTCGCGGGACGGAGGTCTGCGCCCCAGATATCAACAGTTGCGTTGTCCGTTAAGCAATCAATGAAATATGAGTTTGAAGTACCAGAAGCATTCATCGTCAGTGTGTATAGCACCCACGATGTCGTTAAAGTTACCGGCGTTGTATTTGTCCACCCATCAAAAATTCTAAGCTGCTCTCCACCAACTGTACCTTTAGCCCACAATCTTTGAGTAATTCCAGTATTTACAGGTAATGTTGTCGGAGCATTGTTTACTAACCGCTTGGTTCCAGTCGTAAAAGAAACTCGGTTTGCAGTTGCTGTGCCATCTGGCGCAGTGACCGGAGTACTACTTACGCTTGCATTTGTTTTCACCCAAGCGGCATTCGTAAAGTCTTGGCTGTATGTAACAAGATTCACCCGCTTCGACCAGATCGGTCGATTGCCAGAGGCTGGCGCATAGCGGTGATTGCCGGGGAGTTCGCGGACGGAGATGTTGGAGATATAAAACTCAGTGACGGTCCCGCCAGTCACGCCAAACTCGAATGTAGTAGTTGTCGGAAAAACAATAGCCGTTACAGTTTTGGTGGTAAGCGAACCTGTTTCGCTCCAAAGAACAGTAGCTCCAGAACGCAACCGCGCAGTCGTTGTATTGTTTACACTATAAGTAAATGTGACTTGATATGCTTTATTAACAACATAGACATTGTTTTGCTGAGTTGCGAATGCGGAGTCTGCCGTTGTAGTAACGGTTAAAACACCACCAGAGGCCGAAAGCGTACACCCGGAATCAGCAATCCACCCGGTCGTTCCGTTTGAGAAGTTGCCGTTTGAAATAACGGTTGGCCCCAGCACCAGCCCCTTGCTCTTGTCCAACTGCAAGCCGACAAACTGCTCGACCGCAGTGACCGGGGTGGTTCCAGCTGAGTCTTGGAACAGGGTGGTCGTGTCGTTGTCGTCGTACCACCAGCCCTGTGAGCCGTCCCAGAACAGCGATTGGATGATGGCGGTCAGTTGGCCTGACCGTGACAGCCCGAAGCTGGGGTTTGACCGCAGACCGACCGGAATGCCGTTCTGCATGGCTGTTACTCGATGTTGATCGGCTTGGCGTAGACCGTCCCGCCGGTCGCGACCTGAATGGCGCTTACGCGCCACGGCGCGCCGGTGCCAGGCGGCACTTTGAACGGGATCGGCGTGAACGGCGGGATGGGGGTGTCGGCCGTCGTGGCCGTCACGCCCTCACCGACTCGGACATAACACGCCTGATCGGACCACACCACTACCCCTTGCGGGCCAGCCGGCCAGGTCGAGGTCGAGCCGGCCGTGCCGGTGTAAGCGGCTGAGAGCGCCGTAAACTGAGCGTCGTTCAATGGACGAAGGAGTTGCATGGCGATTCCTTACGCGAGGAATTTGAGCTTGTAGAGCGTGGTGAAGTAGAGCGCGAGGATCTCATCAATGATGTTCTGCAAGGTCGTGTCTTCTTTCTTCACCACCTTGTACCGCATCTCTTCGATGTCCTTGACCTGCCCCTCCAAGAAGTCCACGATGTTGCCGGTTCGCTTGGCTGATTGCAGCGCGATGGCACCAATCAGACCGTACTTGCCTTGGTAGGTTTCTGCGAACTTGTCCGCGAGGTCGATGATGCCGTCGTAGAACTCGTTCAACGCAACGTGCTTGGCGTATGACCGCGTCGCCAGATGCGTCGAATGCGCGACATCGCGAGCAAGAAACATCTGACCGATAAACACTTCGCACGTCATTGCGGCATCCCCATGTCAAGCGGCAGTTGCTCCATCGGAGGCTGCATTTCAGGCATCTGCGGCATCGGAACCGACTGCTCCATGACGTCACGCAGCGTAATCACCACGATCTCCTGCACCTGCTCGGGCGTCATGCCCGCTTGGACAGCTTGAATCCGCTTGGTTTCGGCATTGTACTCTTCGATCCGCAGTTTCTGCGCTTCCATCGACTCGCTGACAGTCTTCAGCATCCCGTGCAGTTGGTCAAGCTCCTGACCCATCGCCTGGATCTGCTGGTTGGCCATCTGCAAAGCCGGGTCGTCTTCGTCTTGCAAGAGCTTCGGGTCGATCGTCTTCTTGAGCCGCTCGGCCAGCTCCTGTGCGCCTGGCCAGTCCATGTTCTTGACGAACAGGTCGCCAGCGACCGCCCAGAGCTGCGGGTTGCCTTGCAGAATCTGCCCCATTGCGTCCATCGCTTCCTGACGCTTGGTCAGGTAGCTTGGGCCGGTCGTGACCTTGACATCGTACTTGCCGACCGAGGGGTTGTAAATCTTGTCGATGACGACGCCCTGCTCGTTCACCACCCGCCGCACCGCTTCCGGCTGCGTTGGGTCGATCTTGACCATGTTGGACTCGCCGTCCAAACCAATGATCCGCGCGATGCGCTGGGTATCGTAAATTTTCGGCACCAGATCAATGATCTGCCGCGTGATGTGACGCACGGCGCGGGCCAGATTGTCGACGTAGTGATAGGTGCCAGTGTTGCTCTGCTGCTGACGCGCAAGGATCGCACGGCCAGACCGTTCGTTCGAGGTCGCGCCCAGACTCGGGTCGTACTGACCTGTGGTCGCCTTGAGGTCGTCTGACGCCCCAAGTTTGGCTTGAATGAGACCAGGTTGGGCCATGACAGGCGGCGAGCGCTGCGGCAGCGGCAAAGGCGCTCCTTGCCCGTCTGTAGCGTCTGGATTGACCTCGAGGTACGGCCAGTTGTTGATGTTGGCCGTCTTCCACTGGTGCTCGTAGCCCTCGAACTGACCGCCATAGCCGATAAACGGCGCTTTGGGCGCCAGCGCCAGCATTTCGGCTTCTTGGCTCGTCCAGTAGTTGTAAAGCCGCTGGGCGTCCTTGGCGTTACGCACCAGACCCGAGATCTGCACCTCGCCGTCGATCTCAAACTCGTTTCCGACCACTCGAACGACTGGAATCCACTTGCCCGGCCATTCCTGCTCTTCCAGCACCTCAAAACCGTTGGTTTTCAGCCACTTGACGGTTTCGATCGTCACTTTCCGCTGCCGGGTGGGCCGCAGGCCCATCTGACGCATCTGCTTGTCCTGCGGGTCGCCCTGATAGGCGAGCGTGCCGTCCGGGTAGAGGTTGAGCGTGGTGTCCTTGGGTTCTTTGTAGAAATACTCCGCGATCCGGATCGTCATCTCGTTGATCCAGACCGACAGGTTACCGTCACCGACACCTTCTGACTGGATGGACGTGATCGGCGTTGCGTTCGGGAACATCCGCTCGTACTCATCCTTCGGAATGTCTTCCGTGATGAAGCACCACTTGGCGTCCGAGCCGCACGGGTCTTGGATTGTCGGGTCCATGTAGACCGAGAACGGGTTGCGGATGCGCCCGATCTTGATGTCCTGATCGAAGCTCTTTTCGTCGCAATACTCGGTCAAAAGCCGAATGTAGCCCTCGCCTTGAGTCACCTGGCACTCGCACGCGGTGTCGTAAGCGACATCCGCATCCGAGATGTACTCAATGTGCCGCACCAGACCGTCAAAAATCTCCGCGACCTCGATGTCTGCGTTGTCGTCAGCCGGAATGACCTTCCCGGACGGCCGGTTCTGCCGCTGGTCGTTTGTGACCTGCCGAACGTGCTGCGGGAGCTTGTTGATCGTCAGGCAGGGCCGCGCGTTAATCGTCTGGCCTTGGGCGCTGCCGCGTGTTTTTAGCACGTCAGCGGGCCATTGGAAGTTGTTGTCGGGCGAGCCTGCAAAAAACCGCAGGTCGTCCAACTGGTCTTGCCGGCTGTCCGAATAGGCGTCCAGCGCGATCCGCAGCCGCTTACGCATCTCCGACAGCATCTCTGCCGTGTTGCGCTTGGCGCGGCGGGGCGCTGCGTCCGCGTCGGCTACCTGCGCGGCCCCGTACAGACCGTTGTCATCGTAAGCCATTACTTACCTTTGCCTCGTTTGGCTGCTGCGGCTTGCGATTGCGCCTTACGCTGTGTGCTGTACGCGATCGCGACCGCTTGGGGCTGCGGTTTGCCGTGCGCCATCTCGGTTTTGATGTTTTTTCGGAAGGCAGCCTTGCTGGGCGACTTAACGAGCGGCATAACTACCTCTTTTTGGCTGTTTTGGCCGACTCTTTGAAGTCTTTGGCCGTTGGCGCGCCCCTGGCGCCCGGTTTTCGCATCTTCTCGCCGCTGCCGGCTGCGATACGGGCGCGTTTTGCGTGGATTGCGGCATAGAGTCCAGGTTTTGTCGCCATGTCAGCACTTCCACCGTTTGAGCGCCGCTTTGGCGCGTTCGCCGTCCTTGGCCTTGGCTGCTACCGCAGACATACGCGAGCAGAACGACTTCTTGCGTGCGGCGTCAGCCTCCGTCTTGGGGCTGGGCGCGGGCGCCTTCAGGTTGCTGCCTGTCTCGCGGTTGTACTTGGCCCGCCCCTTCGCGGTCAGCCCCGCGCCTTGGCTCGTTGGCAGCTTCTCGCCACGCCCGACCGACAGACTGACTGATTTCTTGGCCATAGTTTAGTCGCGTTTCATGAGAAGGTCTACTTTCTCAACGTCGCTAAGGTCAATCTTTGATCTTGACTTTTCGCGCATGATTTGCGTGGGTAGATCTTCAACATCTTTGAATAGTTGGCCTCTGCTACGAATAACAACAGGAATCTGTTCGATTCCATCTAACATTGCGCGGGTGGCGCGGGCGCGGCCTTCATGCGACATTACTTGAGATGCTTTTTTGCCGCCAAATGTAATGTCTAAATACGGCAGATAGTCCTCGTTAAACTTTGCAACGTCAAACGCTTTTAGGTCTTTTGCTCGTTTTTGCACGTCAGTGCCGGCAGTCGCCAAAGACAAAAATTTTTCTGGCGGCATGTATGTAAGTATGCCTTCAGAAGCATTCTGCATCGGCCTCCCGTAATACTTTTGCTCTTTAAGCAGCCGTTCGGCAGCTATTGGAACTTTAGTGAGCCCTCGCGCTAATCCTACAGGCGCGGCAACTGCCGGCATTACTCCTAATGCTTGGCCTGTTCGGTACGCCTCGCGGCCTATCTCACCGCCATATTCAGGTGCAGACAGCCCAAACATACCGCGCGCAGCGCCGCCTACCGCCCCCGCAAACGGATCGCCAACATAGCGTTGATACGCGCTCAAAAGCGCGTTTACAGACGCGGGTGCAAGGCTATTGGTAGCCATCAATACCCCATCCAGCCCGACCGGACGGCGTCGGGGCTACTGTATGAACGAGTGATAGCGCTTGTGCGGGCCTCGGACGACTGCCGCGAGGCGACCGGAAACGCAAACGTACACGCCAGCGCGTCTGCTGCGTCAGGGGAGGCTAGCCCGCGTGCTTTCATGTCCTTCTTGCTCTCCAAGAAGACCGTTCCCGATGAGTCGGGCTTGACCTTTGGCCCGGTGAGGTCGATCTTGAGCTGCCGATCGGCCGGTATGTGCGCGGACTTCAGCCACTCCCGCATCGCGCCCCAAAGCTCGGCGCGCTTGTTGCCCCACATGACCGGGTTCTTCGACTTCCAACCAAAGTTGACCCCACGCACCTTATACCGCTGTTCCGTCAGCCGGTCAAGTATGCCGTAGCCGAGCCCACCCTCGTCCAGCACCGTGAGCGTGGGCTTGTACTCCTCGATCGCATCGATCACGTGCCCGACCACCGTCATGGTGTCGTCGCCCCTGTACCGCTTGATGTGCAGCAGGTCGCGCCCTTGGCGCACGACGATCACGGTGCTGTCGGCGCCCGACCGTGCCGGGTCGACGCCGATCACGATGGGTGCGTCCGGATCCTTATAAGGCTTGCGCTTGGCCGCCTCGTCGGGCAAGTGCGGCGGGATGAACTGGTCGTCGCCTGTCGCCGGAAACTCACCGTACACCTCGATCCGCGCCTGCGGGCTGTCCTCGCCGTACTCCGCGATGATCTGCTCGTAGACGCTCTTGTCGGTGTCCTCGACGTCGCGCGCGTCGATGTTCTCCGTGACCCAGAAGTCACGTTTTGAATTGAAGCACTCAAAGAAGTACCCTGAGTTGCGGCGCGGGTTGCTGAACGCACACCAGAACCGGTGCGGCGTGTTTTCTGTGAAGAAGCCCTGCGCCACGTCCCAGATCGAGTCCGGTATGCCTGACGCTTCGTCAA